TGACGCCGATAAATCAACTATCGAGGCCATTGGAGACTGGCATTACTGGGTAGCGCAGGGCTACTGCTTTTGAATCTCCCAAGCTGGCTCTGACTTACGCAGGCTTCCCGAAAGCTCACAGCGGACTTTGGAATTGCAACCTGGGCTATGGCAACGAGGCTATCGCAAAGACAGTGGCGGACGCGTTGAGGCATGCTTCTTACCTAAGCGTCTGGGGAATGGAGCATGAGTTGGCGCATGCAGCAGCGACCGCTCTTGTGGATGTCACCGAGCGTCCCGAGTTCGGTCGCGTTTTGTTTTCTACATCGGGCGGTGCCGCCAATGACATGGCGATGAAGCTTGCCCGCCAGTATCAGACACTATCCGGACGAAGTGAGCGCAAAGTCATCCTCGGGTTGCATGGAGGATTCCACGGTTTCACTTATGGAGCTTTCGCGTTGTCTACGGGCCAACTTGGACAGCGCATGTACGGCGTTGACCGACGGTCGGTCTCTCAAATCGTCGCCAATTCGGCATCTGACATTGACCGCGTCTTCGGCAAGATCGGCGAGCGCGTTGCCGCAATCTTTGTCGAGCCCGTGATCGGATCGGGCGCTGTCGTTCTCGAAGACGATTACCTCCGTAGACTATTTGACGTGCGACGTCAGCATGGCGTCATCTTGATTGCCGACGAAGTCACGACTGGTTTCGGTCGCGTAGGGCCAGGGGTCTTCGCAAGCTCGTCGTGGGAGGAGCCTCCCGACGTCATTGTGGCAGCCAAGGGCATGACCAACGGGACGCAGGCGGCGTCGGCGTTGATTGTGTCGACACTTGTCTTCGAGCGGTTCATCGAAACCGGAGCGGTGCTCGGACACGCCGAAACGCAAGCCGGCACTCCTCCGTCGTGCGCGGCAATATTAGCAACAATAGCAGAAATGCGACGGCTCGATGCACTTCGCCGCAGCGCTGCACTTGCGGCGCAGTTGGACAAAAGGCTCTCCGCCCTCGTGGGGCACTCGCCCTTCGTGAGTGCTGCGGTCGGCAGAGGCTGCCTCCGGGCGTTGCGCCTCAGCGACGAGAGCGGCGCACCTTTGGACCAGCCGCGCACCGACGCAATCGCTGCAGCGATTCTCGAAGCTGGCGCTTTGGTTCACTCGGGACCGAGTTGCCTCCAAGTTTTGCCCGCCTTGATTTATAGCACCGAGGATCTCAATGCGCTGTTAGAGTGCATTGCAACGGGTCTCGCAACATTCGCGCGTTCGCCGGGCGCGGTGAGGGGTCAAATCGGGTAATGGCAATGGACGAGACACCAATACCTCCTCTTCCGGGATGGACGCCCGCGATCGGTGCCGAGGACGCCTCGCAATGTCCGCGGCGAGCCAACGCTCAGAAGGTGCGACTCCCACATGGACAGGAAGTGTGGCTGCTCTCGGGTTACGATATCTGTCGAGAGGCGCTAACGCATCGCGCTTTGAGTTCCGACCACACCCACCCGAACTACCCGGACGTCTTTCCGATCAAGAAATCGCACGAGTCCCAACGTGCGACGTTGGCGACGTATTCTGGCATGGATCCGCCTGAGCATACACTGCATAGGCGGTTGATTGCCGAAGAGTTCTCGATAGAAAGCGTCGGTAAGTGGCAACAGCGGGTATTTGCAATCGCCGAGCGACAACTGGAAACCGTGCTCGCGCCGCAAACGCGAAGCGGCGAAATCGTCGCTCAGTACGCCGAGCCGATCGCTTCGACGACAATTTTCGAGTTCTTGGGCGTCCCACCCGAGCGGCGCACCGAAATGGCGCGACTTGCCCGCATACTTCTGGGTTCGGGCGCCGACCGCCAGGCAGCAAGCGCGGCGTCAGCGTCGTTTCGCCAACTTCTCGACGCTCTCGGTGCGGAGAAGGAGGCAGACGCCACCGCAGATGACGTGCTCAGCCGCCTTATCGTGCGCTATCGGAGGGAGGGATTCTACTCGCGGCTGCAGTTTATCGAGTTCGCCGGCGCGCTGATTGCCGCCGCGCATCGAACGGCAACGACGATGATTGCGCTCAGCGTTGCGATGCTCATCGAGCGGCCGGATGCGCGCCGCCAAATGTTCGCCGATCGGGCAGCTTTCGACCGAGGCCTTGAGGAATTACTGCGCTACCTTTCGGTTGCGGACCTCGCGACCGCACGTATCGCCGTAGCGGAGGTCGAACTTGCGGGCGTGTCGATCGAAAAAGGCGAAGGCACGATCGCTTCGACTGCACACGCCAACTACGATATAGAACAGTTCCCGGACGCTGGGCGGTTCGACATAAATCGCCGCGGTCCGGATCACGTGGCGTTTGGGCACGGCCCTCACAAATGCTTGGGCCAGCACCTCGCGCGTCTTGAGTTGGAAGCGGCGTTGCGCGTTCTGTTCGGCCGCTTCCCCGATCTACGCCTCGAAAATCTCGATGCGATCCGCATTCAACGGGAAGGAGCGGTACTTTCGGTCGACAAAGTGCGAGTGTGTTGGTGAGCGGCGTGGCAGACCCCGATGATACGTCCAAGGATCGCGCAAATGCGACATCGAACGATCTGCTCCGACCGTGGACCGACGCCTTCGGTGCCCCCGCCGTGCCGCCTATTCCGGGAGGTGCCGAGCTTGTCGTTGAGCCCATTGTTCACTTTGTCCGGCCGGACATCTTCGATCAGCTCAGAGCGATTCTCCATCGCCTCACTTCCACATAATCCAGCTTCCAGGCATATCCCGAACCAAGAGCCGCTGGATATGAACCAGAAGCTACGTATCGGATGTGTTCTTTGCCGGCAATGGAAAGTTTCTGACACGAAAGCTGTGGGGGATTGCGCATCAACATTCATATGGGCATCACGGCATGTACACCACGATGCGCGAAACGCTGTGTTGGCGCATTCCGGTGAAGCCCTCCAGAGTCGGCTAGCTTTTCAGGCGATGAGTCCACACGAACAAGACTATGTCATCGAATTCCTTAAGTCACTTCAAATCCTGTCCGCCGCAGGTGAAAGATTCGGTCGTGAACGAAGACGGAAAGAAAAAGAAATGGAATTGAGACATTAGCCTGCTCCGCAGAAAGCGGGTGTGCCATAAGTGTGCCGTCCGCTTTGCTACCATGTGCGCTAAATTGCGCCTTTTCAATACCTGCGAGAAATGCTTCCGTGCGGGCTTAGTTGAGCGTAACTTATTGAAAAGACTGGCGCGCCCTGAGAGATTCGAACTCCCGGCCTTCTGATTCGTAGTCAGACGCTCTCCACGCTCTTCCCTCGACCGTAGTCGCTCATAACAAACAAGTTACCTCAACTTTTGCGCGCACAGAGCGAACGGTCAAACCAATGAAAACGTTGCCCAGCGATGGGAATCAACAGCCCAAAAGCAGCCCCAGGGCTAAGCATACCTTCAGATTTCCACGGTCCTATCTCGCCAGGGATATACCGTTCCTCGGTTGCGTGACGCTGAGCGGAGGCCACAGAGGTCACCCGAGAGACGTCGGTTCGTGGTTCCAGACACAGCACCACGCCGCTCGCTTCCTACCATGCGGCTGCGCGGTCTGCATTCTCTGCGGACACCTTCTGATGCTAGAGACCAAAACAAAAACGTGGTGGACCTACAAGCGGGAATGGGTAGCTGAAGCACGAAAGGAGTCTCAGAAATGCCTAGCTTAATCGAGTGGCTCCAAGGTGGCGAAACCTGGAACGTCATCCGCGCCGAGCGGATCGAGGACGGAAAACTCGGATGGTTCTGTATCAAGGTCTCGGACGAATGCAAGGAATGCTACGCCGAAGATCAGAACGTAACCTGCGGCACCAATCCCGGACGCATGGGAAACGGCATTCGCTACGCGCTCGACCAGCTCCCCAAAGTGCGCGTCTACCTCGACGAGCCCACGCTTCTGAAGCCTTTGCACTGGCGCAAGGGACGCCTGGTCTTTCCCTGCTCGATGACCGACCTGTACGCACGGGAGTTCGTCAAAGATGAGTGGCTGGACCGCGTGCATGCGATCTACGCGCTTTGTCCTCAGCACACCTTCATTGAACTGACGAAGCGTCCGGACCGGCGACTGGAATACCTGACCGCGCCCCAGTGTCAGATTCGTATCCAGCACCAGGTTGACCTGATCCGCCGGCAGCGCGGCGCGCAGTATGCCTCAGCCCCCATCCGCTGGCCGCTGCCGAACGTGTGGCGCATGGCAAGCTGCGGCACACAAAAAACCGCCAACGAGTTCATTCCATTCTTGCTGCAGACGCCTGCAATCGTTCACGGCGTTTCAGCCGAGCCGTTGCTTGGCCCTCTGCGCCTCACAGAGATACCCAACCCGCTCTATGGAGGATGCAAGGGCAACGCGCTGGCATTCGCTTCGCCGATGGGGAAATCCTACTCGTGGCAATCGCGGGTAGATTGGGTCATCTGTGGCGGAGAGTCTGGCCACGATGCCCGGCCCGTCCATTCCAAGTGCGTGCGCGATCTGCGCGACCAATGTGCGAATGCCGGCGTTCCCTTCTTCTTCAAGCAATGGGGAACATGGGTAAACCCTGCGCAAAATCCTTGCCTTCTTCATAGCAATCGCAACTTAGAGCACAGGTACGTAGAAGATCAAGGACACAACCCTAAGTGTCCCAACGCAAGCGAGTACATAGTGAAAGCCGGCAAGCATGACGCTGGCCGCAAGCTCGACGGCAAGGAGTGGAACCAGTACCCGGAGGTAGCCCGGTGACCCGCATCCCCATCCCTGAATCCGGCGTCCAGCCCCTCGACGAGCTTCACTTGCTGATTCCCGGCACTCCGCCAAATTTGAATCACTACGTTCGCCACACGCGCAACGGCAGCCACTACAAGACCGACGCCTCCAAGCGGTTCGTCTCCGATGTAGCTGTAATGCTCAAAAACCGCTTCGTTATAGGACAAGCGTTCCAGGTGGATGCTGTGATTTATCTGGGACCGAAACAAAAGGGCGACGTCGATGGCTTCGGGAAAGTCCTACTGGACGCACTCGCCGCAACATGGGTCTTCCGCCGGCGAATTCCCAAAGGCGCTCACCTGCAGGTGCTGAGTGATGCCCATGTGGTGGACTTCCGGATAAGAAAATTCCGCGATGTGGCCAACCCGCGCACGGAAGTAACGGTGAGAGCTATTGAGTTGCTCGAAACCTAAACAGCTTCCCACAGACGTCAGTAACTACAAACAAGGAGAAGACAGCAACCCATGAAGGACCAACTAGAAGCTTTAGTCGCACAAATGCACGCGAGCGGCATTCTCTATTCCGAGGGAGTGCGCGAATTTAAGAAGCGTTTCATCATGAACGTCCTCCAGCAGAACCAAGGCAACCAGTGCAAGGCCGCCCGCGCGCTGGCCATGCACCGCAACACCCTCAGCCGCACCATCGCGGAACTGAAATTGGACGTGCGCCAGTTCCGTCGCTACGACAAGCGCCGCCCGGTCGTTCGAGTGGCAAAGGCCGCCCCATCGCCCCAGGTCAAACAAGGCGATCCCCACTACAATGGTATCCATCGAACCATCTGGGATACCGAGAAGCAGATGCATGCGTGCGAATGTGGCTGGGAAGCGAACTCCGCGAGTCTGGCCGTAACACACGAATTAGCAGGCACGCATCCACTGCAACCCTTAGCCAACAGCCTCAGCAAGATCGAACCGCGAAGAGCTGGGAGCGGGCTGGCCAGAGGAGCAAAGGTGGGAGCGTAGCGCCATGAATCCCACATTTCTCACTCGACCTCGTAGTCCTTCCCTTTCTCTTTCTTCCAGCGGGCCGCCGCCGCATGCTTCCCCTGCCGCGAGAGCTCCTTCTTGGAAAGGTTCCTGGCCCGAGCCTTGCCGCCCTTCCGCCCGAGCCGGGCCGCCGCCTGGTCCTTCCGCTTCTTCGCCATGAGTCCCTAAGCGTAGAGAGCGGAGACAGCGCTTGGCCAATGCGTAGCGCCACGCAAAGAGCGAAGCCCAACAAACTAAAAGGAGTGCATGCACCATCTACCCCATCCCGGACTAAAATTAGAATTCTCTAAGCCCAAATTCGGCCATCGGCCAAGAATTCTCTTGCAGACCCACATGGGGAAAGCGTACATTCTTGCTCACCTCCTACTCTTAGTTGAGCCTAATTTGCAGTTCAAAAACCGAATGCCATTTCCACAGCAGTTACGCATACACTGGTTCCATGCTCGCAATCCGCGAGCCGGAGGAAACTATGATGAAGCTGCGTTTGGTTCTGGCGTTGGCAGTCCTATTAGGTTCAGCGGTAGGTGTGGCGCCTGGAGTAGCCCATTCCTGTTGCGGCAATCCGCCGTGTCCGCCGATCTGTCCACCATCCAAATAGTCGTACCAAGACTTGGGCTGCTTCTCACAAAAAGACTCTACTGTTGCGGAGGCAGCCCATGAAACTCTATCTCCAATCGATCGATTATTCCCTCTGGTTTCTGGCCGGAGCCCTGCACGCTGTTCTCGGCGTGCTGCTCGTCGCGCGCGGCGTCTGGAAGCGGCTGCCGTTCTTCTCGGCGCAGGTTTATGTGTGCCTGGCAAGCAATGTCGCCTGCTACGTCATCGCGCAGAACGGCACCCTGGCCAACTACGCCTATACCAACTTCGGCGGCACGCTGATCGTGGATGCTCTTCTCGCCGGCTTTCTCTGGCGTGAGGTGTACCTCACTACCTTCGGGCCGCGCGTCTCGCTCCCGGAGGGAGTGCCGGTCCGTGTTTTCCTGTACGTCGCCGCCCTCTACGCCGCTGTCATCGTCACCGGATCCCTGCTGCCGGACGTCTGGCTCAGGTCCGCGTTCCCTGCCATGACAGTTGCCGCGCGCTGGCTTTTAGGTGCGCTGGCCGCTGCCAGCATCGTCTTGCTGGTCTACTCCTTCCGTCTGGGAATTTCGTGGCGACGCCATACCTTGATTCTCGCCAGCGGCCTTGCGTTCACCACCGTGGGCGAGCTCGCCGCTTCCTATCTGTATTCCTTCGTCTCGCCCGCCGGCGCCGCGATCCTGCGTCAAAGCTCAACGGCGGCCTATTTGGTAACTCTGGTTCTCTGGATATGGGGGGTGGCCTGTGTCCGGAAGCCCGAGGTGATCACGCAAGAGATGCTCCGCACGCTGAAAGACGAATTTACCGACATCACGCGCCTTGCCCCCGCGCTGCTCGGAGAAGGTCATACCGAACCCACAAGAGGTCATTCATGAGGACTCATCCTTCTACCTTGCTCGAACTGCTGGCCGCGCTCACCCGGATCGAATTGCACTTTCCCCCGCCGCACGCTTCCGCGCGGGAACGCAGAGCCGCCTTAAGCGCCCTCGAACAGAAATGCACCCTGGTCACGCGATTTGCCGAGACCCAGCTGGAAGCGTCGCCCCAGACCGATGAGCTGGGCATGACGGTCCTCGAAATGCGGGCCGTGGCCATGGGATTGCGCCGAGCCGCCAAGCGCGCCGCCAAAGCCAAAACCGCCCGGATCGACAGAATGCGCGGGCAGTATGATACCCTCGGTACTTCCCTGAGACACGTCGCACTGCTGGTGGATTCAGAGCTGGCAGGCAAGGTCGATGCGGCTTTGTGCCTGTAGGGCTTGAGATCGTCATGACGCGCACGAGCAAAGACCAGCAAGCAGCTCCCGGACCCATCGAAACTTCCATCCGCCACTCGGTCGAGGAGACGGAGCGGCAGATCGGGATGGCCGAAAGCTATTTGCAGATCCTGCGCCGGCAGCGCCAGGACCTCATCCGCCTCCAGCAGGGCCAGGGAATGCTTCCCTCCTTCAGCCCCAAGGCGAAGTCAATTGACGCTATCGAGGTCTATTTAAAGCAGCAGGGCAGGCCGAAGACGGCGGATGAGATTATCGCGGCGATGGTGGAGTGGGGCATCAATGCCGGCATGAAAGACCAGCAACAGCAGATCATGAAGTCCATTCAGTACGCGCTCTATACCGTGGCCGAGAAGAAGAAGCGCTGGCCCAAGCGGACCGCACCGCCGCCAAGGCTCAAGATGTTCGCTGGCCGGATCGGCTTACCGGAATGGAAAGAAGGCCACTTCCCGGCGGATGAAAAGCCTTTACCGACGTCAGGAGAAAAGAAGTAAGAAGAGCATGCTGGAGCGTACGGCAGGAAGAGACGAACATCACCAGAAGAATTGCCCCTGCCCAATGTGCGTCGGCTTAACGGAAGCCTTCGCTCCACTGGTAGGTCGGATTGTGAGCTATATGCACCCGCGGTCTCCGCACAAGTTTGAAGTGATCAAATCTCCGTGGCCAAAGGATCGTACTCCGCAAGGGGAGGATGTAGTCCAGTGCATCAAGAATGGGTGCGGAGCCATGGCTATCCGAGACAAGACTGGCAAACTCACCCAGATATGCTCCGACTGCGGTCTAGCTGACTGCCAGTGCCCTGGTTGCTGAAACCATGCTGGAACACATGCCAAACTGGTTCCGCACTCTACCCATTCAGATGGAGCTCGTGCTGGCTCTCTGCCTTCTGGGTTTCTCGATCGCGCTGTTCTGGGTGCTGTTCGCGATTGCCGTGCATGATGCGCGGCTCAATGAGCCAGAAACGGCCGAGGGACAGCCACAGGAAGACATGCTGGAAAATTAGTAGAGCGGCCGCGGGCCGTAGAAGTTAGCGCCTGCCCCGGCTGAGACCCGGACCCGTGCAAGTCCACCATTGCGGAGAATAACTATAGCTTCGCTATGTCCCGAGGATGTAACATGGGAACCCCAAAAGTGAACACCTTTACCCAGGCTGCCATCATCGCCACATTGGCGACTGCTATCGCTACCGGTTTGTGTTTTGCTGAGTCGCGAAGCATAGTCATCGGCATAGTTGCCCTGGTTCTGATTGTCAGATTCGCGCCATCGCTCATGAAGGAGACCCAGAAATGAACGCCACGAAATCAACCTGGACTATCGCTGTCCTCAGCTGCGTTCTGCTGTGCTCGTCCTGCAGCTCGTCTAACTCAACCGTCCTGGCCGCACCAGCGCCGCCAGTACCAGTTCAGGCGCAAACCCAAACATGCACGGTGGAAAAGTTCTATGATGGCCCCACGGAAAGCCAGGACTATTTGCAGTTTGCCTCGCATGCCTGCCTGATCACCACAGCAGGAGACGGCACGCCGGCGCAGGATGTCAAAGAAACCTACACGCTGAAATTCGCGCACTTGGTACAGGGTGCGGACATGCAGATGGGATCAAACACAGGGAGCAATTTGGAATGGGCCTTCTGGGTGGACTTCGTCACGCCAAACGCTCACAGTTTTTCCCTGTTCATGCAGTTCGACAAGCATACAGATACGGTGGGCAACAAGCACGAATGGCGTCCATTTACGGTACCACTGGCATTGCCGGCAGGAACGACTGTTACCATCCGCAGGCCCATGCTGCCAGACGCCTATTGCACCAAAGCAGGGCCCTATGCCAACACCACGGGGTGCGCGACCGGACAGAAGATTGAATTGGTGGGAGTGATCAACTGATTCGCGACAGCGCTTTTAGTCATGCACCCCGATGCAGTCCAGCGTCCCCGAAATCGAGGTATGAGAGCCGCCATCATTAAGCTTGAAGACAGACACCAGGATGTTGCCCGCGTTCTTGGGCGCTCCATAGAAGCCGGCGAAGACCGGAATGTTCGGAGTATCCACCGAACAGACAGCCGTGTAACTGGTGTCCGCAAAGCTCGCGTTCCAGCTTAGCGTGATGTTGCATCCATCAAAGCTTCCCGTGGTCACTGTGCAGGACCACGACTGGCGGACGTGTTGAAAGCCGGTGCCCGAATTGAGCACGCCTGTATCTACCTCCAGTTTGCCGACAGCAGCCGTTACGGTTGCATCCGATCCTGCGATAGTGCCGAATATCGCCTTTGTGGCGGAAGCAGCGATTCCCAACTGTACATCCGCAGTGTTATCAGGCGACCTTGCCGTGACGCAAATTCCTGCCGAGCCGGAGCTGCCACAACGGAAAGATCCAGATTGCGCAGCATTGGTGTGCCCGTTGTCAATAAATGCTGTTCCGCTGTAGGTGCTTGAACTGGAAGCCGGACCGGAAAGGCTTACCCCAGCGCTTGCCCCCAGCGCAGTAATGTTGCTCGCATTCACCAGCACCACACACACGTCGCCATTCCCGGCCGCATTGCGCGCCGCCACCAGGCACACATTGTTCCCGCCCGCCAGGTCTCCGCTCTGCGCCGGCGCGGAGGAGAAATCGAGAAAGCGTTGCGCCTGCAGACCGCCCGTGGACAGTGTGCCGTATTGCAGCACGTCTGCCAGGTTCCCCGTGCCGGCCGCCGCCACGCCCCCCTGTTTGAATCCGATGTCCGCGGCGTTCGCGATATTTCTCCAGTTGACCAGATCTCCGTTAGCCATGCGGATAAACCCGGACGTAGCTGGGTTCGCCGAAGCGGAAACCACCTGGTTCAACGACCCCAGGTTCGGCGCCGTGATGCCGTCAATCGTGTATTGCGTCGTACCAGTGGCGCAATTGGTTCCCCCGCTGCTGGACACGATGAACTTGTAAGCCGATGAAGTGAGCCAGATCGAGGCCCGCCCTCCGGAGTCCAGGATCACCGGATTCGTGTTTTGCGAAGTGCCGGTCGAATCCGTGTAGGTAGCTTGCGGCGTCGTAGTGCCGGCAGCATCAGTAAAGACACAGCCGCCGGCGAGAGGCTTCCCGTTCACATCCAGAAATTGCAGCTTCGGCACCGGCGCTATCGCCACCTGTACTTGCGCCCGTCCAAGGCAGGACAGAGCCAGGAAAGACAATACGCACAGCGATGCGCGAACAAGGATCCGCTTCTTCATGGTTCAATCTCCTTAGTGGACGTCGTACCCGATCAGCGTTACGGATTCGCTCTCGTTGGCCAGCGAGGCCGCGAATTCCAGGGTCATTGCCGTGTTGGCCGTGCCAATCTGATTTAGCCCACACAAGTGCACACTTCCATGTTGCGCTGCAGTGTTCGCCGCCGCGATCTGCGTAGACCATAGGACCGTTCCCGCGCCCGTAGCTCCATCGCGTAGGTTAATCGTTAGAACGGTCGCAGTCGGCGCTGTGGACGCGCCTGCCGACACCGACACGCAATCGGCCACATGCCGCACTCCAGCGCCGCCGGCTGCCTTGCTGGCCGTCGCCTGCGAGCCCGCAGCGGGAGAGCTCACCACGCCGGGCCAGCGCGATCCCTTCTCCATCATCGGCACACCCACATTCAGGGAATTGCCCAGAAACGCGGAAGACGTAATCGGAGGGAAGGCAGTCTGGAAAACACAAAGGGGACAAAGCTCGGAAGTGATGGCCAGGGTCGTTGTCGTGCTGCCACCATTGTTCGTGAAACGGATGCGCACATTTTCCGAGGTCATCTGGAAGGTGAGCGCCATCAGCGGCGAGTTCGCCACCGATGCCGGCACGGTGATACTCGGACTACTCAAGTCAGGGCTCGAGCAATTGGCGTTCTTGCACTGGTCCACAATCAGCGTGCCAGGCTGGTCCGTCACAATGTTCACCTGGTAGCTGCTGATGCCCAGGGTCGAAGTGTATGTCCCCGTAAAAGTCGCGGACGAAGCCAGTTGCGCCGTCGTCGTGTTGTTTGTGTCTCGGACAACGTTCTGCACGATATTAAAAGGGGTACCAGTGCTACCGGCGGGAGGCTGGACCGTCAGAACCGGCCCGGCAGGCGTACCAGCCGTCCCCCCAGCAGGAGCTGGGGCCGGCTCAATCGGCTTGCCAGAAAGCAGCAGGACTATGTTGGGCGCTCCGCTCCCGATCGCGGATTGCCGCACTCTGAAGTTCGTAGTGGCGTAAGCGCCGCAGTTCCAGGCCCGGGACTGGTTCGAAGGCAGCGCTTCGCTGCTCTCCTGCAGCGGCGTGTCACCGCGGCTGCAGTTCCTGAGATCCCAGGTCCGGCCGCCGTCCGGCGTGTACTCGAAAACCAGCGTTGACCCGGCATAGGTTCCACTCACGCCGATGCCAACCGATCCGTAATTAGCGCTGGTCACCGTCAGGCATGCGGTTGCAGGGCAGTTATTGTCCGCTTGGGTGTAGGCCGTGGTGAGCTGCGCGGAGTAAGAAACATCCGACTGAGCCACCAGCAGCGGCGAGCAACAAAAAAGCGCTGCACAGAGCAGCGCCACCATCACGATATTGGATTTTTGCATTTCCTTTTCTATTTGCCTCCGTGTCCCATTAAGGTTTGCTTCCAAACGCCTCGTCGAATGCCTGCTCCGGGCCAATCGTCGGTCCGCCCAGGAGTGGCCGCTGCGAGTCAGCCGCATCGCGCACGTACTGGCGCACCTTCAATCCCAATGTAGTGGGAGAGGTGGACTGCAAGTGTTTCGCCAGGGTCACAGCCTCGGGAGAGTACTTTTCATGGCCGAACATGCTCTGCTGCCGAAGCAGATCATCAATACTCTGGGCCCCGTGCGTGCGCACATCTTCCAGCAGGTCCACCGCCTGCTGCACATCCGGACCAATGTCCCACTGGGGCACGCCGTCCACGCGCGAAAGCGGCGCCACCATGCGCTCTAGCTTGGTGCGGACCGTGACTGGCGTCGACTCGATCTGGGCGGGATCGCGGAAGTAGCGCCCAACCAGAAGCTTGGAAATTCTTTGCTTGCCGGCTTCGGTGAGTTCCGTCTGGCCAGCGTAAGCGGCACGCTCTTGCGGACTGATCACTCCATCGTTCGTCAGGCGGTCCAGCACCTGCAGCCCGGACTTGTCATTCAGCACATCAGTCAACTTAGCGTCCGGACCAGCCGCATCGAGCCGCCCGGCGATATCGTCCAGCGTGCCTTGGCTCACCCGCCGCGAATCCGTCACCGCACGCTCCGCCGGCGTGAGCTCCGCTCTGCCGACTTTATTGAAGTCGGTTACCGCGCCCTGCTTGCCGGCGGATCCGTCAAATTCAGAGTCATCAATCTCCCGCACCAGCACCGGCTGTTTCATCCCTTCAATGGTCTGCGGATCCACTCCAAATTGACCTGCCTTCTTAATGAGCAGATTCTTATACGCCGTCGCGCCATCCGGGTTGTAGCGGTACACCCGGTCAAGGATCATCGCGCGCCCGTTGCCGCCGAGAGCGTTACCGCGCGAGTCGATCACAATTGGACCGTTCGTCGCGTCCGGGTTGTCCGTGATGTGGAAGGCAGGATCGAACCGGCCAGGAGCGCTGTTAGAGATAACCTTGCCCTGGTTCACGGCGTTCGCGTAGTCGCGGTCATTGGTGAGCGCGTACTTGGAATTGGGCTGGAAGGTAACGCCGGAGTGAGACGCCTGGATGTCGGCTAGCTCGCGGACCTGGTAGTGTGCCGGATAGCTGCGGTCCTCGCCAGGGACTGGGATGCTGGTTTCTCCGCCGCCCGCAATCGGCGCACTTGTTCCACGCGATTCTTGAAGCGATCGGCCCGCTGCTGCTGTTCCGTTTTGTGCTGAGGCGTCACTGGTTGAACCTTCAGAAATAGTAGCACTGCCGGAAGCGTTGTCAACAGAATTATCCGGCACGCGCACCATGCGCTTCGTCACCGGATCCTGGACCAGGCGGGTCTTAGATCGCAGCTCTGCCAAGCTGCCGGCGACAGGAGCGGGCTCCTCTTCCTGCAGTCCCAGACGCTGCGCTCGCGTCGTATTGTCAAACGCCGGCGGTTCGGAAGTCAGATTCGAAAAATACGACGATGGCGGCGCTTCAATTGCCGTGCGTTGCGGCAGCAGCAGGCCCAGCCGTGATTCTCGTGTGCCAACTCCAGTCGCGGGAGGCGTGAAGTCAACCGATCCGCTCGAATCGGCGGGAGGTGGAGTGATGATAGGACCAGGTCCAAGCAGCCCCTTTGGAGGCGGAGGCTCATACTCGCCTTCCCACACCGTAGGGGCGCTGGGCTCCGTTTTGCTGAAAGCCTGCTGAATCAGGAAATCCGGATTGTTCAACTTCGCCGCATTTTGTCCGGCGCGCAGCTTCACCATGCCGGCAGCGACACGGCCCGGCTCCCTTCCCACAATGCCGCCCGCAATGTCCCCCAGGCCTTGCATGCGTCCAGCAGTCTCATATAGCCCAGCCGGATTCTGGCGCTCTGCTACATTGATGCGCCGGTCAATCACGTCCTGCAGGACCTTCAGCGATCCATACCGCTGCTTGAGCTCTGCGGCTTCTGGGCCGCTCAACTGTCCAAACGCATCGCTCTCGAGCTGCCTCAGTCCGTCCAGCTCGGCATAGAGCGGCGCGAACTTCGGATCACGGCGCAGACCCATCTCATTCACCTTAAATTGCGCCTGCTGGCTGCGGAGCTGGTTATTCAGCTCCTGGATCCGGTCCTCAACTTTGGCCACGGTCATCTGCTGGCCGTCGTAGTCAGCCGCCGCATCCTGGATATCATCCACCGCACTGCCCAGCCGCCGCTTCTGGATATCGGTCATCTTGTCCACCACGGCGTTAATTCTCTGCGCTACAGGGGAAGCATCCAGTGAAACGTTGGCATTCGGATTTAGGTGGTTATTCTCGAACTCGCTCCACACGTCTTTCTTGGCTTGCGTTACGGCCGTCTCCGCATCCTGCAGCGTCATGTTTGCAGGGTCAATGCCAAGTGTGTCCAGCGCCCGCCGTGCGTCCGGCAACGCCCGCTCGACATGATCCCCGAAGTTCTGAATCGAGTTGCGCGGTTTGGTGGCCTTGGTGAACGCCTGAACCGGCGTAAGGCTCTCGGGATCCATGCCGATGACGGTATTGGTGACAGGGTTATGACGCGCTATATCCGCACCACTCTTCACCAGCGCCGTTGTCGTCTGTCCGGCATCCTTCACCGTCTGGATCGCCGTGTCGGTTAGACCAGGCTGCACCGACGACTTCTGGTCGTACATCGCACGCAGGGCTTCTCCCGTATATGCATTGCCGCTGGGAGACTCCCAGAAGCCGCTATTTTCGTTGTAGCGAAAATTCTGACCCCTCCACGTCATGAAGTCAGCAGCCGTCGATTTTGGCCCCGCAAACAGCCGACTAATGAGCGGATTCCCTGCCTGGCGTGAGAGCGTATCGTGAATCGACGACAATTGGGCTTCGGTGTACTGGGTGCCGCTCGGCCCTTCATAGTTCCCCGCCGCATTCTTTGGAAAATTCTGATCGCGCCACGTCTCATAGTCTGGTACCTTCGCGGAGCGCATCCCCATGTACGCGCCCAGGCCGATCCCGGCGACGTTCGTCAGAAATTGCGCTGTCTCCGGATCTGCGCCCATCTTCTGGATGAGTTTGGTCGCGCCCGTCTGTGCCGCCGTGGCAGGTGCGGCCAGGGCCAGAAATTCAGGGTTCGTCGCAGCCAGGGGCAGCGCGACCGATTCTCCCACGCCCTGCATTGTCTGATTGACTCCCCTGCGAATATTGCCGTGACCCACCTGATTCAAACCACCGGCAACGTCTACAGGACCAACCGCCGGTCCGCCGATCATGGCCGCCGCGCCAGGACTTGTTCCGGTCTCGGTGCCCTTGGCGCCCATGGACTTGAGTACTTTCCCCGGAAACGTCAGATCGCTGCCGTGCGTGACATCGGCCCGCAAGTCTTGCAGCCAGCCGGTCAGGCCACCCGGCTGGGGTCGAATCATCGGGGTGTTCGCTGGGCTCTGCGTTGCCGCAGGAGCGTGCTGCGCAAACCAATCGTCGCCCTGCGGGCTGCTGGATGTCCCAGGAGGGGCAGCGACAACGGCAGGCGGTGCGTGCTGGCTAAACCAATCTTGACCTTGATTTTGCTCTTCCATTGTGTTTAACTCGTGTTGCCTTGGTTGCCTACCTTATTTATTACACGCCCGCCCAGGAAGCCCTCTATACGGTGCTTTTCGTTGCCTTTGCCGTCGCCTTCTGGTGGGGCATGATCCGAGTGTCCAAACGGTTAAGGCGAGGCCTGAATAGCGCCACCGGCTGGCACGTTCCCGATCCGATGGAGCGCAGCATGAAAAATCCCATGCGCGAACGGGCAAGCGATCCCGGTTCCAGACGGCTGTAAATCCCGCCTACTGCTGCACAACCTGCGCGCCCTGGTCCTTATAGTGTTGCACCTGGTCTGCCGGCACAGGCTTCACCGTTCCGTCAGGGGCCTTCATCATCACGGTAGCAGCCCCGCTATTCTGCCGAGCAGTCGCCGAGGGCTTTATGTTCAGCCGTTTCTGAATGTCCCCGATCTGATCGGCGTTCGACTGCTTCCGGTTTGCCATATCCGTCTTCAGCACGTTGGCCACGCTAAGAATTTGGTTCAGTGTTGCATTCTGCGGCGACAGCGCCATGATCTCTTCCCGACCTGAATCGCTGAGCTGACCTCGTAGCCCAGGATTGTTGGTTACCTTCGCAATTTCTGTGAGTGCCACTTGTCTCGCGGCATTCACCGCTGGATAGTCCGTATCACCAGCCAAGTTCGCTTGAATGACGCGCCATGGCTTGTTGAACCAGGGCGAACCTTCTTTGTTCAACACCCGCCCGGCCACATTGACGAAGTTATCCAGGTTGCGCCCGGCTGTCTTCTCGAATGCGTCCACCTGGTCCGAACTGGCCTGGAGCGCGTCCAGTGATTTCCGGTTGGCTTCATAGGCCGCGGTCGCGGCTGAGATGCTCTCGCCCCGATGCAATTCTCCGGCCCGATTCATAATCGACTGCAACATTGCCCTCGAACCAGTGCCGTACACGCGCGGCAACTGTCCCGTCTGGAAGTATCGCTCCGCAGCCTGGTCCAGCGCCGCATCATTCATCCCCTTGCCGCCGACGCTGTTCTCCACCATTACCTTCGCCGCAGGGGCCCAACCTGCCTTGGCTTGCTCGTAATCGCTCGCGCCCTTCCCCGGATGCTTTGCCAACCAGTCCTGCATGCTCATCATCTCAGGCGTAGCCGTCTTCTCTTTCTCCGTTCCCAAACTTGCCACCAGCTTGGCCGCCTGCGGTGAATACTGTGCCGGAATACCCAGGTTGGTGACCTGGTCCTCGCTCAGACCCTGTGAGCGCATCAGGAAGGACCGCGCCGCATCCCAGCTCGCCTGGTCCGTGGCCGGCCCCATGATCTGTGCAGCCGTCTGGAATCCAGCTTTCCGCGCTCCAGTGTCCGCGGTTTCCTTCCGCGCCCCAGCCGCCGTCTCCGCCGCTGTTACCTCACGCTGTTTCGCGCTCATCGCGATCGCGTGATCCACCACCGTACGCAGCATCGCCGGATTCTGCTGGATCTGACTCCGCAACTGTTGCACCTGCTGGTCGAACCCGCCGCCCGCCGCATGCGCTAAGAGCGTGTCCGCATCGTTCGGATTGTAGCCACCCGCCTTGATTGCGTTGGCCACATTCCCGATGTAATCGAGCGCCGCCGCCTGATGGTCCCCTGCGGCCTTGCGTAAATCCGCATTCGTCTTCTGGACCTCCTTCATTCCTTTGAGGATCTGCACTCCATACGCACCGCCAGCGCGCATCACATCTTCATCGCTCGGCATGGCGCCGGCGCCAGCCGATCCCGGCTGCGCTCCCTGCGTTGTGGGAGTGCCAGGTGCAGACGGCCCAGCTCCGCCAGCCGGTGCACCGCCAGGGATCCCACCACCGCCAGCGTCCCCAGCCTGCGTCCCATCGCCGCTTGCGGGCGAGCCAGGCCCGGCAGAGCCATTGCCGGAGAGCAGGTCCGAGACGCGCTTGCGCGCCGCCATCTCCAGCAACGTGTTCTGGTTGGCCAAGGATCCGGCCTGCGCCTGCTGCTGCAAGATCTGCCGTTGAATGGGAGCTTGCGCGAGCAGGCTCTTGAGCTGGACCATGCGCGCCATCGCGGCCATAGGGTCTTGCTGCTCCGGAGGCCGGACGCCTAACGCTGGAAGCGGAATCGATGCCATTTAGACTGCCCCTCCTTGCTGCTGGCTCAACAGGCTCAGCAGCGGAATCATCGAACCAAAGTTGCTCAAACTGCTCAGGCCGCCGCCGTAAGCGTTGGCCTGCCCGACGTAGCCGCTGGCCCTGGCCGCGCCGGCGTTATTCAGGTCCTGGCCGATCTGCGCTCCAGACGTCAGTAACGTGTTGCCCACACTGTTGGCCGCACTGGCCCCCGCCGAGTTGAGCTGGCCCGCTGAGACTTGTCCCATGCCGGCAATGGAGGCCAGACGGTTGAATTGGTTGGCTTGCCCTTGCTGGAATTGGTTGTAGGCCTGCTGGTAATCAGTCAAGCTGCGGTTGTAGACGTTTTGGTACTCGCCGCTCGCGTAGTTCTGCGCGTACTGCTGCAGCGCCTTGGCGGATCCGCCGCTCAGCAGACTGCCACGCGCCGCCGCCGAGTTATTGAGCGCCTGTTCGCCCTGGTTCAGGCGGAACTGAAACCCGGGATCGTTCTGCTCGGTTACGTCCGTGGGCGCCTGGAACTGGAACGGCCATTGCTCCATCAGTGATCCCGGCGCTCCCAAAGCAGGATTCACTAAAGAAGATAGCGGGACCATGCTCGATGGAGAGCCTGGTGCAGCAGTCGGCGGCCCCAGGAAACCGGGCGCTGTCGAAGTTGCGCTCTGCGGAGTCGCGCCAGTCGCAGGGCCATTCGTCGCGGTTACCGGGCCCTGGAGTGGATCCATGATCGGGCCGCCTTGCGGCGCATTGGTGAGACCCCCAGGAAATCGGCCACCCGGTGCAACTGCGCTAAAGCTGGATGGATCCACGCCGCTCAACAGTGACGACATCGGCACCATGTTGCCGCCCGGCTGTCCCGACGTGAACGGTTGCGCAAAGGCTCCATCGCCACCAGCAGGACTCGGCACCGTCAACTGCGCGTCCGGAGTGGCAAACGGATTAGGCGCAAGACCTGTCTGGCCGGGCTGGCCCGGTTGAGGCACCAAGAACGTTCCTGGCGTAGGAGTAGAAGCAAAGCTAGAGGGCTCAATGCCCATGAGACTGAGCAGGTTCGCTTCAGCGCTTGAGCCGCCCTGCAGGAACGGCGCTTCGTTCGCCTGCGCCTGGCCAAACTCCTGCTCCTGGAATTGCAGCGCCGCCTGCGCATCTTCATGTTGCAGTTGAGCCGCTTCCTCAGCCGCCTGCGCTTGCGTCGATGCAGCTTTGCCGGCAGCATTCGCGCCCAGCAGGCTGCTGGTAATGCCGCCGGCTGCCGAGAGGCCGCCACCGATAAGAAGTCCCACTCCTGAACTGATTGGCATGATTGTTTCTCCCTACCGGATCATCTTGGTATAGACCCGCTCGATTTCCGTCCAGCCCATTGCTTCAAACAGGCGCCCCTTGTCCCGATGTAGCTTGGTTGCGGTGATCATCTTCGTGATCCCGCGTGCCTTCAGTGTCTGCTCGACTACCTGAAACAGCCTGATCCCGGTCCGGCCTTTGCGATACTCCGGCAGCAGGAAATAGACATCCGTCAGGGCCATGATGTCGCCCTTGTAGTGGAGGTGGGTATCGAGAAGCGAGCAGTGATAGCCGACCAATCTCCCGTCATCCCGCAGGGTGACAATGTGCAGCATATTGGCTTCGTCCAGCTTTCGATAGCGCTCGTAGTCAACGTCCAGCTTGATCTTGTCCTTATTGAGCGCGATCTCTTCCCAGTGCAAGGCGAAGAGCGGGTCCATCTCTGCGCGCTTAATATCGGACCAGCGCTCGAGCTGGTAGGTAAGGCTCATTCGATCCATACTCCGGGGATGATTTCGCAGCCTTGGCCGTAGCCAGCGATTCGGTTTTTGAGCCAGGCCCAAAAGCGGGCTGATCTGATTCGTCTGTTGCGTAGGAAAGTGTTCATTGGATTTTCTGCACAATAAAAAATATGCCGTCGAAGGTGTCTGTGTTTGGTATGTTCACGGTCACGGTGATCGTGATGCTGGAAGTGGCTGTCTGATTAGAAGGGGAACCGGAATTACCTTGAAACGCGCCTGCGTCAGAGAAAGCTGGATAGCCCACAAAATTCTGCGTAGTCGTACTCAGGCCCTGCACCACTTCTTCATACCAGGCACTGACAGTGTCGGGAACGGTATGGGTCCAGCTTAAAAAGCCGCTGCCAAAATTCAGCTTTACAACCCATGCAGCCGTTCCCGTATCGTGTCTTATTCTCCATTTGATGTCCAACATCTGCCCTGCCAGCAGGGTATTGGCGGGGAGTGTATAGGTATAGAGAACCTGATCTGCACTGTTGCCAGTCGTGTTGGGTGGCGACGTGACTCCCTGTGAATTCAGGAGGGTGACACTGTTAGCGCTGTTCGCTCCGGTCAGATTTGCGCTTGTGATTTGATTGCTGTTGAAGTTGTACGTCTGCCCTGCCGGTGCGGTGCCCCCATTGACGTCTGCCAGCGTTGGCTGCGCTTGCGCCGGAACTCCCGAAGTCGAAATGCTGGTCAAGAAGTTGTGGGTTGCCGCTGCAATCGATTCCACGCCGCCCAGCGTCGAAGAAGATGGATTCGGTAGCTGCGCTCCGGTTGCCGTGCCTGAGATGTCAGTGAAGGCCGGCTGCGCACAGGTAGGCGCAGCATCCGCATTGTCGCCCGTCTGAAAGTTGTGGGTTGCGCAGCTCCCCGTTCCTCCCGCCGCACCAGTGGAGGCCGTCATGTCCGTTCCGGACCACTTGAAATATCCGCCAGTAGTGGACGGATGCGCCAGCCGTTGCCATGTTGGCGTTGCACCGATAGCAAACAGGCCATCCCCGCGAACTGGACTCGCCGCCGTGGTATCGGTGTGAAACGCGCTCAGTAGCGCATGTGGATCTTGCGCCGAGGATACCGTTCCAGAAAGGTCGCCGAAGCCAAGCTGCGCCGAGACGAACAGCGAGCCATTTCCCCTCAATACGTTTCCAGCCGCAGCAGCTGAGGACACCAGAAACCCCGTTGTCGCATTCACCGCGCCGGTCACATCCAGCGCAAAGGCGGGGGACGTCTGATTGATGCCCACATTGTTATTGCTGCTGTTAATGGTGAACTGCGCACCCGTGGGCGAGCTGGAATTGTGGATGACAAACTTCCCGCCATTGATCCCGTTGCCGTTGTCTGTAGACCCAAACCACCAATTCACGCCGCCAGCGGCAGAGTTGCTGATCACCATCTGGTTCGCGCCAGCAGAAGTACTTGTCGCCACATTGAACAGGCCCAGCGGGTTATTCGTTCCCACGCCCACGTTCTTGGACGCGTTGATCGAAAACGCAGGCGATACCGCCGAGTTCACGCTATTGATGATGAACAGACCGCCACCCCCGGCATTGCCGGTGTCGGTTGACCCCAGGTACCATTCAGACCCGCCGCTGGCCGCGTTCTTAATGCCGATCTGCGGCGCGCCGGCGCTGGTCGTGCTTTGCACGACGAGATTCACATCCGGCGAGCTGGTTCCAAGTCCCATCGTTCCCCGGTCCACCAGGACGGTGTTGCTGCCTGAATCGGTGAGCGAGATCCCGCTGAAGCTTCCCGCGAGGCGCGTATTGGTAACGCCGGAATTGATTTGCAGGTCAGAGGCCGGCGTGGTGCTGCCTTCAATCACCCGGAAGTTGTCCACCTGGACGTCATCCGCGCCATTGGCGATCAACAGATGGCGCGCGTCTGAAGTAGGGACACCGTTCGAGTTGTCCGTGTCGATGTGGACGTGCGAACTGCCGTCCACCACGAACGCATGCCCGATCAGGGACACGGTAGGCGGCGCAGAGCCAGGCTGTGTGAAGGTGCCGAGGCTCACAGCGGTGGTGCTGCTCGAAGAGACGGTGATTGCCTTCTCGAATCCTTCCGATCCGGAGGCCCCATTCGTCGGCGTAATGTACACGTTCGCCACCGTCACCAGTGGCGCATCCGTGGGCGCGATCGGCAGCGTGAAATTGATCGTCTGGTTTCCGCTCGTGAGCGTGACCAGGCTCGATTCCGGGCTGGCCGTCGATTCGAGCGAAAGCGCCGAGGAGTTGAACTGCCTCTGCCAGGTGTACTTCAGAAAGTAGGTTCCCACGGGAAGCGTCCCGCCGGCAGCGACGGATGCGCTGGGGAAACTGGACGGCGCGGAAGGAGCGCGATGCACTTGCGCTTCGGCGTCCGAGTCGCGCACGCTCACATCGTGCGCATTTTGAATCCAGTAGGAGATGCCGTTCGATTCGGATGCGGAACCGGAAATATCCACATCCGCCCCGCTGTCGATCCAGATCCCAGGCCCCACATTGGTAATCGAGTATGCCTGCTGCAGGGTCACCGCGACCGGATCGTGCAGATGAATACCCGGCGCGGCATTGAGAATGGTCTTCACGTTCCGGAAAGAACACAGGATGCAGGTATCGACAAAAATCGCATCCGAGCACGCGTGCCGGACCTCGACATCCTCAATGCGCAAATCCTCGGTGTTCGATTGGTTCACCAGGTGGAAGGTGATGTTGCCGCCAAAGATGGCGTTAATCCCTGGACCCCGGAAGGTCATGCCCTTCAGGAGGAAATGGTTTACATCATTGAAGACAATTGTGCGCGACTGGAAAAGCGGATTCTGGGGAATGATCACCGTGCTCTGCCGTCCATCGCCGATCAGCGCTTTCATAGTGGGCTGATAGGCAAGCGGAGCGTTCGTGTTATCGATCACATAGACGCCATGCGGCATGTACACGATGGGCGCCGTGGGTGTGGTGTCATTGATGGCGGCCTGGATGAACGTCGTATCATCCTGCGCCGGATTCCACCAGTAGGCCTCAGCCACGAAACTCAGAGTGTTGGCCGCCGGAGAAGAGAGCGTGACCTGGGTTGGACTGATAAAGCTCGCAATCGAGCTCCAGGTATCGCACACATTCGAAGCGCAACCGCCCGAGATCAGGATGTTCTTGCCGACGTCTGTAGGGCTGAATGTGTCCCAGGAAGTACTGTTCAGCGTGAAGGTCGCCGATCCGGCCGTCAGGGTTCCGGAGTAGGACTGCTTCCCCGTTCCGGTCAGGCTGTTGCCGTAATTGCGTACATCCCGCACGGGCTTATTCTTCAGCTGCCGTTCCCAGTCGATCTGCTGCGCGCCGGCAGAACGAGCGAATAGCGCGAGAATGGCCAAGACGGTTAGAGCGAAGCCAAACCAGAATTCCTTCCAGAATCGCGCCATCATCAGTGTCTGTAAATCGCCTCGTGCGTGTCGCCCGGCTGCGGAATGTAGGCCGCCGCGTAGGTGATGCGGTTGCCGGCCAGCGTGAAGCCAATGCCCTGCGTCAGCTTCTGGCCGTTTTTGTAGAGTTGCAAGCTGCTGGCTGGATTGGGAGAGTTCGCCAGCGTAAACACGGCGTTGACGCCGTTGATGGTCCCTTGCGGGATCTCGGCATCGGCGAAGTTCGCGGTGCCCGTGCTGCCGCCCGTGGTGCCCTGCGTCTGCAGCCATTTCTGCCACGCAAGGTTGATGTTGCCTGCGCCGTCAAAAAAAGGAGTTCGCAGAAGACCGGGCGGAAATTTAGAACCAGGGGCCATAAGGACTCAAAAGGAGCAAGCTACGTTCCAGACGTCTGGACTGGAAGCGAGGCCGCGCTTAACCGCCCTTCCGGAGCTGGCTCACTAGCCGCTCTTGCGGCGCAAAGCCCGGCGTGGCCTGCAGGTAAGCGTCCACGATGCGCCACGGGATCGCGTCGCTGGCGCTCACTTCGTAAATGCGGTCCCTGGACCGTCCCAGCCGGCGCGCAATCGTCCGCGTCCTGAAATTTCCAGCTTGGCCGCAGTTCATCACCCGCTCGTTACTCCAGGTCTTCCCGCCGTCGTCGCTCCATCGCAGCATGATCTGCGGATCGCGTGGATAAACGGTCGGCGGCTTCGCCTGCACGACGCCTCCATTAACCATCAGGCCAGTCAGCAATTGCGTCCCGCTACTGGCCATCGGATAAGAGCCCGCGTACGTCGCGGAGAACGCGACAGCCGTCACGCCAAGAACCCCGGTGATACTGATGGAAAGTTGCCAAGATTCATTGGCCGTAGTTCCGTCATTGAGCAGAACGACTTGCGCAGCGGCCCCGCCGTGTGCCGTTTGAATGGCCCCAAGATCAGTGATGGAGACGTTCCACAACACTCCATTGGGATCCTGTAGCGTGATAGTCGCGGGAAAGATCGCGGCCTGCGTGAAAGGCGGAATGGGTCCCAGCCCAGGCTCCAGGTCAATCTGCATCTCGTGATGGAAGGTCCACTGCTGCTCAGAGCTGATATGCGGCGCCCGGCGGATCCGGCGGATCGCGTTGCCAAAGTCATCGGCAAAACTCCAGCCGCTCCCGTTTTGTGTTGGAATCGACATCTGGTAAATGTTGCCGCTGGCCCAGTCCCCCACCAGGTGTTTGCCGAACGCGTAAACGTGACAGCGGCTGCGATGCGCCGTAAAGGCTGCATTCTTTGCATCCCAGAAGGCCCGTTCGTGCCACATTTGCGTGGCCACGTCGTAGACCCAGGTTTTATTGGCCGAGGGAAAGTACAGCACCCAGAAGGAATGCCCTTGGTCCTGGTACGTGTAACCGATGGCGTCCGCAATCGTTGGATACGCAGCCCAGGCCGTCTCTGTCGCATGGTTGCTCACCCGCACCGGGCTGTAACCCTGTGCCCGCCATGCCATCCCCCCCCCGCGATCATCCGCGCCCAACCAGAACACACTATTGTCCAGCCGCACCGCGCTGGCCGGCGCGATAATGCCCTGTTCGATGTATCCTCCGGGAACCACGTCAAAAGGAAAATCTGCGTTACCGGAGTCGTAATAGGCCACGCTTTTCGTCGCGCCCCACAGCCAGATCTCCCGATGATCCACCAGCATCGCGATCACGACATCCGGAAAGACGCTTACGGTGCCGAAATTGGTCAGGTCCCAAGCCGCCGCATTGTCCGGGCTCGAGACATAAAATGTCTGGGACGCTGCCTGCAGCGCGATAAAGAATCCATCACTAAAGCCGACCTGTGAAATTGGAATACCGACAAGCGCCCCGATGATGGTCAAGGTGTTGGCCTGCATGTCGAACAGATAGGGTATCAACCCGCTGGCAATGACCACCTGCGTAGCGGAGGCGGTGAACGCTACGGGCAAGAGGTCGTTCGTGACACTGCCCCACACCGTAATTGCTCCCTGCGGGTTGATCTCAAATAGAGTCCCATCGCCAACCGCAAAAACTCGCAGCCCCACGATAGAGTCGATCGCAAGGATTCCGCGCACCTGCTTGACCGCATGGCCGCCCACAACCAGAGTCGCAAACACCGCCAGCCCCGGCGTGGGATACAAGGCCATCGCGCTCTTGCCCTGTCCGCTCTCGATCTGCTCCACGTACCAATTGAGCGTCTTCTGTGCATCGGCGTTCAGGGATTGCGACTGGTAGGACGGGCCAACAAAGGCGAAGCGTGCCATAGGTTACCGGCTCACCGGTCCATCTGTAATCCAGTTGTAGTGGCCGCCGCGCTGGTTCACCAGGGCCGTATCGCAGCGGAGATCGAGCAGAGGAATGTTCAGCGCCTTGATGACTGCCTTGCTGGACACGGCCTGCGCCGCGACCACCGGAGGCACATCCGAGCGGCCAAACTCCGGAGCCAGATCCACCGCCAGGTTGTAGCGCAGCGCCTTCATATACCCAGGCGGAAACGTCTCATCCGTGACCAGGTCCGGAAACTGCGTCAGGGCCGTCCACGTGTACAGCGCAAAATTAACCTGGACGTTCGGAATCGGCCAGAAGTTCAGCGTCATCAGCGGAAAACCAAGATCATTCCAGACTTTCAGCGGCAGCGAGCTGGTAATGTTCTTGACGGGAATTGCCTGCCAGCCCGCGTCCGTCAACAGCTCGAGCGGCAACTCCAGGGGCTGCGCCGCATTGGTCAGGCTGATCACTCCGACGCGGTCCACGCGCGGAGGCCGGGGAAGATTGAAGTCACCGCCCGCGCCCAGCGTATAGGCTTGCTTGAGCACGGCGGGCACGACAACCTGCCGTTGGATAGTGAACAGCGCCAGGCGCTCCGTTCCCCAGGAATCGATCATCTGGTTCAGGATGGTCAATCCGTCATTGGCCTCGGCCGCGGTGGGTACTTCTCCGCTGGCGAGGACGCCAATCAACCGGAGCGCGCTGGCGATGAGATCGTTTGCTGTCATTGTGGCTTAGGCCTTTTGTGGGCTTGCTCGATCTGGCCAATCAGGTCTGGCCGGTTTGTCTTGTCAGGGTCAAGATCCAGCTCGAACAGCGCGAAGGCGTAGGCAGCCAGTCGGCGCTTGGTCCAGTCCGTGAAGTCCGGCAAGCGATTCCCCACTTCCCCCAGTTGCTGCAGGAGAGTGGCTTTGTCTTGGCTGAGGTCCTGCAGTTGCCCTTGCAGCGTCGTTACGTTGAGCTGCAATCTGGTGTTTTCTTGCCCAAGCATCACGAGCCGCTGTTCCAGTTGCCCGACTTTCTCTTCCATCGCATGGTCAGGCCCAACGGGCTGAATTCCCGCCTGCGAAGGAGCAGCCGCCGGCTTGCCCGGAGTATCGCTCCATCCGGCTCCCAGTTCCTTTTCCTGAAAAGGATTCTGCACGAGCACAGGTGCTAGCGTTGCGTGATATTTCCACTTCGGAAAATCCTGATGCTCGTACCGGATTTCCAGATAGGTTCCCTTATCGTAGACATGAGGACCTTTTACGATCTTCATGTGCTCTGCCTGTTGATTCGGCATGAGAGGTGGCGTTGTAGCCATAAAGTGATTTCTCCTTTGTCGCGAAAAGTGTGAACAAACTCGGCAGAAGGTTGAGAGAGAGAACCTGCGCCCACCATGCAGCGGTCATGGAAACCGGGCATCCCCAGCTGCCCGGCGCGCCCCTTGCACCCCTAACTGCATGGCGACATTCGCGGCGATTACCCGCCGCGCGCCCACCAACTCTTCAGGAGAGAATTGGAAACCGCTGTGAAGCAGAAGGCCCGCTTTTCTCTGCCGAAACTCTGGATAGCTGCTTAAATCGGGTAATACGTGTAGTGGATGATTCCACCCGGTGAGTTCGTGGTTGTGGCCGTGGTCGCGGCACATTGGAATGTCACCGTCAACACTACGTCCTGCAAGTCCGTCTGCAGCAGGATGGGCGATGCCGGCGTGAAGGTCACCGTGTAGAAAGCTCCCGCCGTGGTTGTGGCCGTGTTGAACGACCCCACCACGGGAGTAATCGCCATCGTTCCCGAATCGAGCCTTGCCGGCGCGACCGTGGAAGGGGTTTCCGACGCGCCAGAGGCCGGATAGGTCACCTGCCCGAACACAATCGAGCTGTTGAACGTTCCCGAGGCCAGCGTGTTGGCCTGCGTTCCAAGCGCACCGCCCTGTACTCCGTAATAAAACACGAAGTTCGTCAGGTAGACGCCCTTGCCCGGCTGCGTGTTGGACAGCCGCTGCGGAACGTGGACTTTACAGACGTATGTATGGGTGTTCGTACCCGTCGAGGATGTCTGCGCCTGGACAACGGGAGTGGCGGAAGCGCCCGTGGTGGTAAAGCCGTTCGTTCCCGTCGAGTTGCCGGAAACGCTCGAATTGCACTGGGAAAAGGTAAACGGGATCGCGCCGTCTGTGAACTTGTACGGCCACGGGCTTGCCTGCCTTACCCAGATGTTCGTGTTCGAGTCGCACGTGAAGACGTCCCCGCTTGCCGCTGAGACGGTAGGCAAGACAGGTTCAAGCGATGCCGTGCAGGACCCGTTTGGATCGAAGTTTTTGAAGAAGTTGGGCGGCCCCACGTAGACCGTAGCGCCGGACACGTGGCCGCGAGCCTGCGTGCCCCAGATGCCGCGCGCCACGGACACAAGACCAGTGCTTGCGTTCACGCCCAGGACCTGCATGAACTCAGTGTCCACCACCACGATGCTGCCGTTTTGATTGCCCTGCGTGGGTGCGGTGAAGCCGGTGAGCGAAGCGGGCTGGATCTGCGTCTGTAGCACCACGCCGCCCGTCGCAGATGTGCCGCCGTTTACGGCAGCAGAGAGAGTCGTCTGTTGCAGTGTGGACTGTCCCAGCGCAGCCATGCTCGCCAGGACCGCCATCAGAAAAACACCAAAAGTTTTCGTCAGGAACCTCATTTGCGTTGTCTCCTCAAAAGTGAAGGAGGCCATCACTGGCCCCCTTGGAAGTTGTCTCAACCTGTTGTCGCGCGAACGCTTGCGGAGTGCTTAGCTAGCCACGCGGCACGCGAGCTCCGGATACAGCGTCGTCCAGCCGCCCAGAACATCGAGGCGGCAGGGGAAGCGGTCGGTGTTGATGTCATAGGCCTGCACCATGCGCATGCTGATGCCGAGTTGTTTGTCGCTCACGCGGGATGCGTGATGCACCCCGCCGGGAAGAAGCAGATCGGCGCATCCCCAGGCAAAAGCATCTTTGTGGTAAGCCAGCCCCTGCGGGCTGTTCACGGCGCCAGCGCCGCTCACGGTCACAACAGCGTTGTTGGCGGGAGAAGCGGTCGCAGTCTGGAACGGTCCAGCGGTTACGATGCCTTGGCCGCCAGGCCCCGCGATCGGGATGGCCGCCAGGCCGCCGCCGCCAGAGACGACGTTGGCCAGTACCACCCAATTCGCCAGCACGCCCGTGGATTGCCGGTTCTGTGGGTTGACCGCGAACACGCCCGCAAACTGGATCACATCGCCCTGGTTCAGTACTTGGGTGTTGTTGTTCCAGCCGCTCGTGTTGATCACGTTGCCCACTTGGCCGGCGCCGTTCACCACCGGAGCGCCGCCCTGTGCGCCAATGACCTGGACCCTTACGTTCTGGTCCATGACCCAGTCAAAGTCAATGGTCTCGCCCATGATGCCCCGCCGGTATTGCGAAGCGATATCGGACGACGCCTGGAAGAGTCCCTTCAAAGCATCAACGATCACCGCTTGCATGCCGGGCGAGATGGCGAGGCTTCTCTGCCCATCGCGTGGAGTTGCCTGCTCATCCAGCCGCTGTGCTGCTTGCAGATAGGTAAGCAGGGCGTTAGGAATCGTTCCCGGAGTGCCCACCAGGTTAAAGACGTTCAGGTATTGACCGGTGCCGTCAAAATCAATTCCGTTGGCTACGTTCGCCACGGCGGGCTTGATGAAGCGGTCGGCAAAGTCGTCAATACTCAGCGTCAGGTCGGCTGACGTAAAGGCCAGGTCGCAGCCGTACTGTGTATTGAGCGCCAGAGGCACAAAGGTCTCCGTCGCATCTTCAATTTGCAAAGCCTGCCCGCGCCGTCCAATGTAGCGCGGCGGTTTGCGGATGTTGAGCACGGTCCCGATCTTCGCCCCGGTTTTCCCAAAGGAGTCGTCAAAATCCTTGCGGACTCCCCGGAAAAATTTCAGATTGTTCTCGAGCACGCGCAACGCCTCGCGCGTGATCATCGAGATAGTCAGCAGTGTGTTCGCCACGGATTACTCTCCTCGGGATTTACCCGCGACGGGCCCGGTCTTCCTGGTCGCGCAGCCGTTTGTAGTCTCGATACGGCAGCTCATCCATCGGTACCGTCGTTTTGGTGGAAGACCCGCCCACGGGCGTAATCGGCGCCGGGGCTGAGGTCTGGGTTGGCTTCTTGGGAGGTGGCGTGGTGGTGCGTGTTTGGGAACCGTTGCCGGCAGCCGTGCGAGTCTGGGATCCAGTCGAAGTCCGCGTAGCGCTCTTGCCGTTCGCGGTATCTCCGGCGCTGGGTTTTTCAAGTTGCAGAGCAGCTTCGATTTGCCCAATGCGCGTGACCACTCGCATGGGGCTAACTTCCACCAGTTCCGCCAGCTCCTGAATCACCTCCGGATGCTTGCCCAGGTAGTAGGCAATTTCCGGTCCTATGTCGCCAGCTTCGATAATCGCGACCTGCGCGATCATGGGAATCGTTGCCGAACTTCCCACTACGTCGCGGAAGTCCGGATACTTTTCCTCGGCTGCCTTCGCCGCCGTGTCGTACACGCGACGGACCTCCGCGGTCCGCTGCTGTGCAGCCTGGTCCTCTTGAGTCTTGGACTGCTTCGCGGTTTCGTCGTGGAACACTTTCCGCGCAGCCCAGAGATTGTGGTCTCTGATCCAGTCCTCGTAGGCTGTAGCGCTGCCGCGATACTTGGCATCGGCGAGTTGCGGCTCCGGATCCGGCGTGGCCGCAGCGGTCCTCGGCTGCGTACCCTCGCCCGTTCCATCGCCTGCGCCTTTGCCCGTCTTCTCGACCTGCGCCCGGAGTGCATCCATTTCTTCCTGTTGCTCATGGATGCGCCGCGTGAGCGTATCAATCCGCTTCTGGACGCCAGACTTGCGCGGTCTCCCGTCGCCTTCCTGGTCTCCAGCGGCCCTCGGCTGCTCTTCCCGTTCTTCGCCACTCTCTTCTTCGTCACCAGCCGCTTCCGCTTCGGCTGCGCTTTCGGTTTCCTGTGCAGAAACCCCGGATGATGTCTGCTCTCTTGACTCCTGTTCCTGCCCCTGTTCCGCGGCAGCGTCAGAGTCGCCAGCGCGCAGACCGGCTGCGGCTTGCTCGACTGCTTTCTGTGAGTCCGTTGTGGATGCTACGGTGATTTCCGCCATGGATTGTATTTCCTCCAAGAAATTGAAACCGCGACCTTACGGCCGTCGCTTAGCCGTCCTGCAAAACTTGATGAACTGCGCCAGTTTCCAGACGTCTGTGACGTCTAGGGCGCAACCGCTGCTGCAGCGGGTGGCGCTCCCGAGTTGCCGGGGCCGTTACCAGGTCCACCGCCAACCAGCACCGGAGCCGGGGCTGCGCCTTCTTCCCCGTCTTCCTGGTCGATGCCCATAGAGTTATGCAACTGCTCGAGCCGCCCACTGATCGCGCCCAACTGGGCCTGTAACGCAGCCAGCGCGCCTTCGCCCCGAATCTTGGCCTCGACCGTCAGGAGCTGCACTTGTGATTGCATCGCCGCAATGCGTTCCTTGGACTCGAGGTCCAGACGTTTGGACTTGATCAGGTCCGTCGCGGCGCTCAGTTCCTGGACCAGCGCCCCATGCTGCTGCATCATCGCCTGCAGCTGGGATTGCATCTTCGTGAGCTGCGTCTCCGGGTCCTGGTCGCTGTCCTCCAGAAGCTGGGGCGGCAGCATCTTCTTGAGCCGGTCGGCAATTTCCTTCGCGCCCGGCCAATCCATGTTCCGCACCAGCAGATCACCGGCGGCCTGCATCATGTTTGGATACGCCTGGACCAGCGCCATCATCGAAGCCACGGCTTCCTGCCTCTTTGATTGATAGCTGGGACCCGTGGAGACCATCACGTCGTAGCGGCCCACACCCACGTCGTAAATTTTCTTCACGCTCTGCATGAGATCGAGCGCGGCCACCTCTTCCGCGTTCGCGCCCTTTTGCGAGTTGAAGAGGCCCACGTGGTCCACCGTGCCATCCGGACGAATAATCCTCTGGATGCGCGGCGCGTCGTAGATGTGCGGAATCAGATCGATCAGAAGCCGCCCGCTGTGGCGCATCGAGCGCGCCAGGTTGTCCGTGAAATTGAGCGTGCCCAGGTCTGTCTGCTTCTGCCGCGCCAGAATTGCCTTGCCTGACTCATCTGGCCCGCGCTGCCCCAGACTGGCATCGTAGATGCCGGTCGTGGCCTTCATATCGTTGTCTGCCTGTCGCACCATCAGCGACATGGCCTGAATCGGCGGCTCGAATTGTTGCCGCGCCGGCGGAGGAACTAACGCGCCGTCCACCGTCTTTGGCTTGTACGTGAGCACGGCCAGGTTGCGCGTATTCGATTGCCGCCACTCTTCTTCATGTCCTTCAAGCTGGCCTTCAGCTGCAACGTGCGGCGCTTTCGGCGCCAGCGCAATGGTCTCCGTGGCCGCGGAAATCCAGTAGTTATACATCCGCTGCGGATCCTTGTAGTGTCGCAGCAATCCAGCCACGTGGCGCTCGCCGTCCACGTCCACGTCGTCGCCTGTCAGCGGCACAATGGGGATCCACTTCCCGGCCCAGTCGCGCTCCGCGAGAATATCGAGCGCGTTGATCTTGGCCCACTTCACCTGCCGGCGCGAACTTCTGCGCTTCGCCGTCACTGGAGGCGGAGCCTGGGGAGGCGGAGCCAGCTCGCCGGGCTGGGGCTGTCCGGTCATCGCCTGCAATTGCTCCTGGTACGCCTGCAGCTGATCCTCGTGAGCCTTCAGGTGCTGCTCGTACTCGTCTTCCTTCATCACCGAGCCATCCGCCAGCCGGACCAGCTCGATCGGCGTCTCTTCCACGTAGAAGTACTCGGCAATGCGAATGGTGTCCTTGTCCAGGCCGTTCTGTAAGGGCTGGTCGCCAATGCTGATAAAGTCATTGAGCGAGGCAGCCGACGAATCCGGATACTTGGCCTTGTTTTCTTCAGCCGAAACGTCTTCCACGATGAAACCGAACCGGGCATCCGACTTGTCCGGTTCCAGGCAGTTCGGATCCAGAAAGACCTTGAACGGGTTTTTAATCCGTTTGATCTTGATTTCCTGATCAAAGCCAGCATCGTCGATGTACTCGGTCACGATGCGCCAGTACCCAAACCCGCACCGGCCCATGCTGTCAAAGGCTGTGTCGTAGGCGATCTCGGCATCGCTGATCACTTCAATGTGCCGGACCGTGCCCTGCAAGATCTCTGCTGTCTCCGGATCGGAACCATCGCCCGCTGGGTTAATCACCGTGCTGGGGCGCTGCTGCCGTTGCTCATTCGTGACTTGGCGCAGGAACTGTGGTGCGCGATTCATGATCAGGCACGGACGCCCATCCGCCTGTCGCTGCGTCTCGATATCGGCAGGCCACTGGCGGCCAATCGAGAATTGCAGATCGTCCAGAGCCTCTTTGCGCGTCTTCGCCTCGGCTTCCGCGCATTGCTTGAAGCGGTCCTGCGCGAGCTTCAGGAAGGCCTGGACGTTGCGCTTCTTCGTGGTTGCATCATCGTCCTGGCGCTGGTCGGTATGTGTGGCTTCGTTGACGGTGTCGAACATTTACCCCATCCAACTCCCTTGCATCGATCCGGCCGACATATACTTAGGCTTGGGCTGCTGCTCTACAGGCTTTGTCTTCATCCGGTCCCGCCCGCTCATCACGAAATACCGCGTGCACGCCATCAGGTGATACTTGTGATCGTCCACGATGCGCCCGTTCGTGTCGCGCTGGAACGTGCGGAACTCTGTAAACCAGTTTTGGCAGGACTTGAACACCTTGAGCTTGGCCGTGGCCATCAACTGCCAGGTCTCGTAGATGCCGGTCTCTACCGAGTTATTCGCCTTGTCGATATCGAGCCCCTGCGCTCGATACATCTCCAGCAACCGGCGACCATCCGCCTGCTGCCGTCCATCCGCCGCCGGATCAATCACCCCTGGAATCCAGTCACCGCGCGACCGGATGCCCGAAGCGTGGATGATTGGCTCTGCCAACCCCCGGTAATACTCGGCATACAGATAAATCACGCCGTTTTGATTGTCGCGGGCTCCCCAGATCGCCGCAGTCTTGTTCCAGCCCACGTCCATGCCGTACGCGCGCGGCCAATGCACCGGAATATCGAAGTCAAGGACCGCGATGTCCGTCTCGGCAATCGGATAGATGGCACCGGCCCCGAGCTGGGGCGCGCCCCGTGTCCGGGCGTCCCGCTGGTACGCGGGAATTTCCTTCAACAGCTCAGCTTTGGCTTCGTCACTGAGGTGCGGAACGTCATCCCACGTAGCGGTAACGACAAACTTGGACATTAGGAGATGGTTCCAACTCCCACCGACTGGATCGTGACCTGGCCCGCGTTGTTTACGGTCACCATGAAGTCGCGGAATGTGTTCGTCGCGATGGTGGCCGTCCCGTTGATGGTCACGCCTGCGCCCGCGGTCAGGGTCACGGTGTTATTGCCCGTGTTGGTAATCCGCAGCATGTACGTGAAGTTAGCCGGCGGAGTGACAGACAGCGAGGCCTGCAGATCGGCGAAGAGTTGCGCCGCCGTGCGCGTGGTGAGAGCGTTCGCGCCGTTGGCCGTGGTGGTCAGGTTCACCCAGAACCCGCCCGTCATCAACCCCTGCGTCAGTGTGGCGTTCGAAAGCGCCGTGGAGTTGAACTGCGGCCCCAGCGTGGAAAGAATGTCCTGAATGGCGGATGCGTCAAGGGCACCCTGATGACCGAATGACATAAAGCCTCCTTGCAAAAAGTGTGTTTAACTTCGCTTACAGACCGATGATCCCAAGGATGTCGGCTTCGCTCATCATCACCAGGTCGCCATCCTTCACCAAGTCCCCATACGGGACGTTTACGGAGCCAGAGATGACAACGCGGTCCCCTGGCTTCACTTGCGTCTCATGGAACACGCCCTGTTCGTCTTTCTTGCCCGGTCCCACCGCGAGCACCAGGCCTCTGAGTGCTTCGGTGCGGCCTACACTCGGAATCACGATGCCGCCCTGCGTCTGCGCTTCTGGCGGATCGCGACGGACTAGCACGCGATCATGGAGGGGCTGGATGT